AGATACACAATTGCAAATCTCGGAGACTTGAAGTTTTACTTGGCACCTAAGGTTGAGGCTGACTAATTAAAGTTTATATATGATAAAAATATATGGAGGCCAGGTACGAAGAAAGGATACGTGCGTGTACGTCAGAGGCTGAACTTGCCGAGTATCTTCTTTCGTGTGTTCCGGTACTAAAGGAATATACGAAGGAGGTTGAAGAAACGACGGTCACACAGACCAAAAAAGTGGCGGGTGTTCAGATATCGTCCCGTAAAGGTGTTCAACGTAACGATATTTACAAGAAATACCTCAAAGAGGTTGAGGACGGGTACGAGTACGTCACACCGGACAAGGATATTCACGAGAAACCCTGTCGCCAATGTGGAGCCATGTACTCTCGCGTTTTTGACGAGTCTGCGTCCGAGGAGATTTGTAAAGAGTGTGGAGCTACCGAGTACATTTTGGGTGACGAGGTCGGGTTCAAGGAGGAACAGGACCTTGAGAAACACATCGTGTATTCGTACAAGAGGGAAAACCACTTTAACGAATGGATAAGTCAGTTTCAGGCCAAAGAGTCCACAACAGTTCCCGAAGAGGTCATAGCCAAATTAAGAACTGAATTTAGGAAACAAAAGGTCAAGGAACTTTCGGAAATTACACACGAAAAGGTAAAAGCCCTTTTGAAGAAACTTGGGTACGCCAAGTACTATGAGCATGTACCATATATAGCAACTATAGTCAGCGGCATCACTCCTCCAACGATGTCTCAAGCGCTTGAAGACAAATTAAGACTCATGTTTCATGCCATACAAGCACCGTTCGAGAAGCACAAGCCTGCAAACCGTAAGAATTTCTTGTCCTACTCTTTCGTTCTTTACAAAATGAGTGAATTGCTCGGGGAAGATCAGTACCTCCCATGTTTTCCCCTTTTAAAAAGCCGTGAGAAGTTGTACGTCCAAGACCAAATTTGGAAGAAAATTTGTGATGAGTTGAAATGGGAGTTTATTTCGACGGTGTGAGTCCGAGTCCTAAAACATCTCCACATCTGGAGGAGGGTACGCCTCCTTTTCGATCCGCTCAAACTCCAAGGGTCCCAATTTATCTGGAAAATTGATCAAGTATCCCTGAGAAAGACCCAAAAGGGTCAGGTAGTTTCGGGTCTGAATTCGGTACGTCTCGTTAATCTTACTTACCGACTTGAGTTCCACAACAGCCTTACGGTCTATGATGAGGTCAGCCCGTACGTGTCCGACATTCTGACCTTGGTAATACACAGGTACGATACGCTCAGTCTCGTAAGGTATCTGACGATCACGCAAGGCCACCTCGAAAGCACAGTGGTACACGGACTCGCTGTATCCGGGACCTAAAGAGGACCATATGTCCTCGGAAATCTTTCGTAGGAGCTCGTCCATTTAAAAGATACTCGTCCGTCTCTTTTAAGGCGGGCGAGGAAGATTCGCTGGGAAATAAGTGCTACGCACTTAGTAGGGATGCTCTGGCCTCAACACATATTTTGTACTCAACTCGTGTTTGGGGCTGTTTCGTGGCGTGATGCCTTCTGGTCCGTGGCTCCGGACCTCCCCATGATTCTTCTGGTTCCATGGTCGGTTCCATGGTCACTCATACAAGACTGGTGGGTCTACTCAGTCTTGTACAAGGTTCCTCACTCCCTTTTGTTCTTAATTTTGATCCAAAATTCAAAGGCTCGGAAAATATACGCCTTACATATCCTCCTTGATATATTGAGTCACAAAGGTCAATGGTCTATCGAACCTTTTTGGCCTTTGGGAGGTCCTGTGTCTGGTATCGGGGATGCTATTGTTTGGGTCTGACGCCACGGGGCTACCACCCTCTCAATCCGAGAGGACGAATTAGGCCCCATAAAACCCTATAGCCATTCCAAGAGCATTCAGGGCATCGTCTACACAAGGACCCGTAATGTTTGCTCTGAATTTCCGAGCCGTCTCAATGTCATAGCTACCCTTCCTCCAACTTGAGTTTCTTTTTTTAATAAACTCTTCTGAAATTTTGTGGAACAAAACACGTATCTGGTTTAATCGGTCTTCGCGAGCCTTCCTTCCAGCATTTGTTCGGGGTAAAGCTTCAAAATGACACATACCAGTTCCTCCAACGTTATATTGATTTCTACGTGGTAAGTTTAGACCTATTCCTGTTAAAGGTGCACCATAATTAGTACCACGTATGTTCTGGGCTATTGCACGCAAACTACCATTATTTGTTCTGTCTGGCCATGTACGCTGTATAAAATTCTTAATAGCATTTGTTATTTGCTTTCTATACAAAACTACACGGAGTAAAACGATTACTCTTGTGTATATTGCTCTTCGTTGATCAGGTGCGAGTCTTTGAGCCCCATGTACCAAAGATGTACAAGTGGCAAATTCTGGAATACTTTGGTCGAGTCTCTCGAGTTTACTTACAATATCACCATTTCGATTCGTCATGCTAGACAAATTAATATTTATAAGCTGCCTAATGAGTTCAGAGTTGTTATTGTTGCGGTTTTGGGGCGCTTGACCCTCTCCACTGGATTTTGCCCAGTATATATTCTTTGCTGTTACCCAGCGATTTCTTATAATTGGATTCTTGAACAATTTTTCATCTGGAAAATTTCGTTTAGCCATTCGAAGCCAATCTCTCAACTGTCTTTGATTGAGACTTACACCCACACTATGTTTTAATTGGTTAGTGAGTGAATCTGGATTTACACGCACAGGGTCCCTGATTCCTTCGTGCTTTATTATAAGATACGGCTGTTTAATATTCTCTAAAGAGAATAAATTTTTATTTTCCGCTTGTAAATTGTTGTTCATAAACGTATTCAAGTTTGTTCTTACGGGTCTCTTGGTTCTCGAGGGTAATTTAGTAACTTTGCGTAGAGTTTTCACCGCTCTGTTAGATCTATTTTGATTTCCACGAAGTTTGTAATATTCGGCTTGTGATTTCAGCCAATCATATGCATAAATCTGTTTTCGGTTGTTTCTGGGTATGTTATTTATAGGTTCCCATAAGTGTTCTTGATCTGTATTTATACGCAACTGAAGTCTTCTCCGCACATTAGCAGCAGTCCCTTCATTCAAATTTACGCGAACAGCGTTTTCTCGAAGAGATGCGGGTAAACGTGAATTATTAGAACCATACCTAAGTCTTCCAAGGAGGTTTGTTGCGTACGTAAGTAAACCCGCACCACCTATTCTTCTCAAAAGTCCCTGTGAATATGTGAATATTCTCCCCGCATAGTCTCTAATAACTTGGCGTTCAGGTGCTATGGCCATCACCTCTTGTGATAGTCGAGCCGCCTTTTCGCCTAACTTTCTAGCTAAAATAACTGAACCGTTCGCAGCGTATCGCGCAGCTGCAGCAAGCAAACGTTTAGCTTCTACGAGCTTAACAGCAATTTCTCCGCCAATTTCGGCACCTATTTGCCTCGCTCTTCTTCTTTCGTTGTTGTTGCCGTTTGCGGCTCTATTAGCCGCTTGTTGCCCAACGGCCACTACGGCTCGTTGTACGTTTTGTGGTATGTTAACACCTTGGGCTGCAGCAGCATTAAAGTTCGCTTGTATTCGCCGAGCAAGCTGGAGGTTTGCAGCCTCTTGAGCCTGCCGGGCTTGTGCAGCTCGGTTTCTAGCTTGAGGTCGACGATGTGCTTCGTTATTGTTAGAGTTGTTATTGTTTGGAAGTCCATAATATCCACGTGGTGGCTGCCTTATCATTAATTTACACCAAGAAATTTAACGCCGCGTGCGGCCGAACATCTTGGAGTACTTGCTGTGAACCCACCGAGCATCCTCCTTGTATATGCGAGACGCACGGGGCAGAGTCCGCTTGGTCAACGTGCTGATGGCGATGAGGCGGCGGATCACAGCGTGAGGGTCCTCATGGCCCTTGGTCACCGCCTTGACGAGCGCCTTGTGACGGTCCTTGCTCGCCTCCACGGGGTGGTAGTGGTACCGAGTCAACATACCCGCCTTGAGTTTGCCGATCACCTTGGGGCCTTTACCTATCGCACCCACATCCTTGGTGGGCACGGCGCGCACACGTGTCACGCCCGCCTTGCGTGTGTACGTGTACGTCTTTCCATCCTTGCGGTGAACCGTGATACGCTTAGACTTGCGGTGCTGAACGTATCCTGATCGAATAATGGTACGCATCTTTTGTTATTTTTACACGCGAAAAAAAGTCAGCGGCCCTGTTCAAAGCCTTTGAGAAACATCTTGAGTTTAGCATCGTTTGACGCACCGAAATCGAACATATCTTCCCCGTGAAGTTCAAGGTCCAAGGATGGAAAGTCATACGCGTGTCTCAATTTCATTGTAGAATAGAGAATACCTATGGCGTACGTCTTGAGGTCCTTGACCTTTTCGAGTCTGTTCCATGCGAGTTTCAACGCAAAGGCCTCTTGACCGAGAAAGGGACCACCGGGAGTGGACTCGGCCGCCCCTCCGTCTATGTAGTTCCAACCATCCTTCAATTTTACACTCGAAAAGAGAAAAGGTATGGCGACCGAAGCACATACCGCATCAAGCACGGACATGGAAGGGGTCGTATCGACCGAAAAGTACACGGTCTTCATAAAGTCTACGCAATAGGCCGATACGTGGAGTTTCACGGGGTACAATTCGTACAGTTCCTGAAAGGTTACATCGGATTTTTCATAGAACAACTCACATGCCCCGACGAGGACTTTACGTATTTTTGTATGTGAAATAAGACCATAGTCTTTGAGGAGACACTTTATGTTGGGTTTCATGATTTGCTTGACGGGAACACTCAAGGCAAAGTCGAGGACCTTTGTTGGGTCTCCTTTTGTTAAGCAAAATAGAAAGCCTATGAGAGCACCGGCCGATGCACCCGATAAAGCATCGAGATCATCGAGCTGACCTTCCCTCTTGAGTTTTGATACGACACCAAGGTACATAAAGAAACCCATGGCGCCTGGACCTATGATGAGGTTTTTCATACTCTAATAAAACTGGGGAAAGAAACCACGTAGACTTGCCCACACGATGGAAAACACCAGTGTATGGACCAATACGGGGACTATACCCGTCTGACCCGAGAAGAAGATGGGTCCACCGTTGGGTGGTAAAGTCAAGAGAACGCCCGGTGTCAAGAGGACAAAGAGAAGGGCCGGTACTATGAGGTCAGCCGGGGTCATTGTGAATTTAAAACCAAAATGGATGATGAGCCATGACAAAAGAGCTACGACCAAGGCGTGGAAAAGCACCTGTATCAAAAGTCCGGAACTTGGTGGAAGGCTAAGCAAAAGTCCTGGACTCAAGAGAGCAAAAAGAATAGTCGGCACGAGGACTTTTGGTCCTGTTATGTCGATCATTTATTTATATAAAGCTATATAATTTGAGCCCGAAGGGCTCCCTTATATAACTTTGTTACGGCGGAGCCAAGACCACTACGTGGTCGGTTTGTGTCAGCGCCCGCGAAGGTCACGGGAGAGCCCGCAAATAGTGCTGAGCCCACCCGTGAAACTGGTCTTCCCAGACCCGATCGTCGATTGTCTCGATGGTTGACATTTCGGTCCATAAACGCTTGTGCGTCGGCTTGGGGTCGGTGACGGGCCGCCACTTCCAAGGTGTCATCACAAAATCAACAAACTGAGAGTACTTGACGATGTGCGTCAGATAGTTCCTCTGAAGCTCGTCGTAGATGACCATCCACGCGTCCAAAAGGTCTTCGGAATACACGGCTTGCCAATCCTCTGGGTCGAGCTGAGAATCAAACTCGTCAGGGTCCTCGTCCGAGTTGTATGCGTAGTGTTCGCCAAGGTACGCATCACGCGAATATTCGTCGTTGACGCCCATTTTTACTTGAATATTTAGGGCGTCACGTCCTTAAGGCCTGTTACGGATACGGAAGCCGTCTCCTTGGTCGGTGCCGAGTCCTGGATAGCGTTCCAGGCCCCTTCGACCTGAGCCTCGTTCCCGCCGAAGAACGTACGAAGACCCTTGAGAATAACCTCCTTGGTGATGGAGCCCTTGACCTTTTTCTTTTTCAAATTCACCTTGACCTTGTCCTGAACCTTGACGGCGTCAATCTCATTCTGCTGCATGTGAAGCGTCACAAACTTGCGAAGATCCTTTTCACGTTTGTTCAACGTTCCGAGATCTTTGCGAGCTGCGGCCAACTGGGCCTTGAGGGCGACCCACTCAGTCATAGCGGTTTTAAAATCCATTTTCTGATAGAACGGACCATTTTTTTAACACAAAATAAGCGCTCAAGAGGACGGACAAGTCCGCAGGACTTGGACTCGAGGTGGGGCGGACAGTCGCTGCGCGACTGGCTTAGCTGTACTCATAATCGATTACACACTTAGGCCGCATCACGTCAGGTGGGATCGTGCTGAGGATGAAGATGCTCACTGGGGTGCGGGGGTTCAGGGGCACG